TCATAAAAACGGATATTGCTATTTGCAGCTTGAGGAACATCTTGTGCGGCAGGACGGTCATCCACCGGACCATCGAGGCATTCCGGCTGTCCCCTTCTTTCGAAAGTTCCTTTATTATTTGATAACGTCCGGACAGTTTCTCGGAAATATACCCGTAAGCCATTGTCTGTGCGTTGAGTATCTTACAGTCTTCATCGCGGATGAGCTTTTTTAGTGAGGCTTCCGATATGAAAACAAGGAAATCGCATGTCTGCAAATAATCTACTACCATGGTCGTCTATATTTGTTGTGTTTGTATTTTGCGGATCTAAGCCCGCCGGTTTGTTTCATTCCAGGCTTGTTAAGTTTGTAAATGCCACCTTCCACGGCATCGGGACCGTCATCGTGCGGAGCATCCGGAAATCCAAGGAATTGCTGACGGATCTCCTGCATGTCCGGACTGTGCTTCAATGCCTTGTTAAACCGGATCCTCCCCCTCTCCGCATATGCGGAAAGGTTTTCGATACGCTCCACCTTGTCCGGTTTATCCCGCCTGTCTCCCCTGATGGCAATGCTGTAGCCTCTTTTTTCCGCCTCTTCGTCATATTTTTCAAGATGTATGTCCTGGATGAAATTCGCTTCCATCCAGTGCGGACAATTTTTATGCGAGGGTATTTCTTCCGCCAGGGCGTAATGGCCGCGGACCATTTCAGGGGTGGTGCACTGGCGGCAAAACGCATCGTAAATGTCAAAGTAAGGACCATTCTTGCCGATCAGGACGATTGCCTTGAAATCGTTCTTTTTCGAGTCTTTGTAAGAGGGATCGCAATAGGTGACCAGCTTCTCGCAGTTGTCGATTGGCGGCAGGTCGGCCCAGGGAAGGTGCTCTTCGCGGAACACCCGGCCAATTACGATATGTTGGTGGAACAACTCGCGAAGGGCAATACGCTGTCCCATGTTCTTCATCTTCGTCAGGATCTGTTCCCTGGTATATCTTTCTTTCCATGCCGGCACGCCTTTTTCCGAAAGGTCCATTTCGTGTGTGCGCGGGTTTTCAAGGGCATATACTTTCAGATGGGTTATCGTTTCTTTCACCGGATCGCCTTCTTCAACATCTCCGACGATATGTGAGAGGATGCTGCCTTTATGGATACGGTTCCCGATCACGACAAAACGGCTGCCTTTGGTCGGTGCACAGCCGTACAGGTCACCCAACACCCAGTCCGTGGCTTCCTGTACGCGTTTTTCATTCTTGCATATTTCAGCGTCATCTATGTCGTCGACAATAATCAGGTTGGGACGGAGCGCGGCTTCACGTACGCCACGCGGGGATTGTCCGCGACCGAATGCCCAAAAACCGATCCCGTCATTCGTGACGAAATGCCCGGTGTCCCATTTCCCCGACTTGTACTGCGGTCCGTAGTCGGCAATATAACGCTGGTTGAACATCAGCTGTTCCTGCAAATCTGCGAGCAATCCGTCCGCCTTATCCTCATTGGCCGAGGAGAGGACAACGCCAGTAAGTTTTCCCAAAGCCTTAAGGTACATTGGCAGGAATATGTCCATGACAACGGATTTGGCATGTTCACGCGGCCATTCTCCGACGAACATGATGTTGTCGTTTTCGACGATCAGGCCAACTCCTTTTTTGTGGAACCAGGCAAAATCGGCATCCATGAAGTCTTCGAAATAATAACGGCAGAATTTCGTGAAGTTTTTCAGAAGGGAGGCTTTTCGCCTGCCTTTTTGCTCATCCGTTTCCTCACGGATCGGTTCGAGACGGACCGTCTCCTGCATTTCTCTGAGCCACTGTTCATATTCTTTCTGCTCCTTTCGGCTTAAATTCATCTCCAGGCTCATGATCTGTTCCCTCCCCTTTCCTCATTTAAAAAATCATTCAAGGCTGGAGCTACGTCACGTGCCAAAACAGGGTAGTTGTCCGTAAGGAACTTGTTGATCTTTCGTACAGTCCTGACCAATGCCGTCCAGTCGGTTTCCTTCGGCTTTATCATGTTGTAGAGGTCCCGCACCCCGTCTATGTCCCCTTTGCCGATCAACCGGGGATCCCCTCCATCCGCCTCCGATTTGATATACTGGTCCTTCAGCTTGCGCAGCTGGAGGAGTTGGTAACGGACCAGGTCGCGGATGTCTTCATGTATTGTCTGCATGGCCATAAGGTCTTCTGTAGCCTTCTGCTCCCAGGCCCCGTTCTTTTTCCATCTGGATATCGTCTGCTCGGACCTTTTCATGATCCGTGCGATCTCCTGTCCGGAAATTCCTTCCTTGAACAATATGTAGGCAATGTATTTGTCGTCCATGTCACGTGTTTTTATGATGCAAAGGTGACGGCATAAATCCTTTTGGAAAAGAAAAGTTCCAAGCCTTGCAATCTTTATTACAACCCTTGGAACTTTATTTGCGGCAGGTCTTTTACGGCCTTTACTTCGCTGTCGAAATCAATCAACAAATCACAGTAACGCGAAAAATAAAATGGCTTATGAACTTATAGAAAACAAGGAAAAGCGCGAAGCTACCATACGGATGTATGGTGTGATAGGCCGTGACGTGGACGGAAACCGGATGGCCTATGATATTGCGAATCTGGATAAGGAGGCTGACACCATCCACATCCTTATAAACAGTGACGGAGGAAGCGTCTCGCAAGGGTTGTCGGTCGTATCGGCCATTCTCTCGGCAAAAGCCTATATCCATGCGCATGTGAATGGCATTGCGGCAAGCATGGCTGCCGTCATTGCGATATCGTCCGACAAGGTGAGCATGCAGGATTATGCAAAGCTCATGATCCATGATCCCCATATCCCCGGTATGGAAAGTGAAAAACTGTCGGCAAAGGACCGCAAAGCGTTAAACTCCATTGCCGACACCCTTCGTACCATCCTTTCGAGAAGGGGCTGTGACAAGGATAAGATAACATCGCTGATGAAGGATGAAACCTGGTTTTCCGCATTGGAAGCACAATCGGCGGGCCTGTGCGATGATGTGGTCACGACTCCCCGCAAGGAGGAATTAAGCAATCTATCCGTTCCGGAACTTTTGAGCCGGATCAATAACGAATATCAATCATCTAATAAAAAGACAAACATGAAAGAAATTGCAAAAGCTCTCGGCCTTATGGAGGATGCAAGCCAGCAGCAGATACTGGATGCCATTGCTGAAAAAAAGAAGACGGCAAACGAAACGAGGGATGCCCTTATCGGACAATTGCTCTCTTTGGGTAAAAAGAACGGGACAGTAACGGACAAGAATGAAGACCGGATGAAGCGGCTGGCCAATGCCGATTTCGAGTTATTCGCGGAAATGATATCCGATGTTCAGGACAAAGAGGTAGACAAACAAACAGAAGAGGACGGGGAACTTACCCGTAAACCTGCCGGACAAACGGAAAACCGCCGGCTAAGTGATGTCCTCGATCGTGTGGGTAAAAAGGAGAAAAAAGGCGGAAACGACAGCCATGACTGGGATTGGTACCAAAAGCACAATCCGGATGCCCTGCTTAAAATGGAACGGGAAGATCCGGAACGTTTCAACCGCCTGCTCAACGAATATGAATCTTCAATCGCATAAAAGTTATGAACACGGAATTACAGAATCCAATCGTAAAGTGGCCCTTCGGTAAGGCAGACGTTGTCAGTTTGACGGCCACGGGAAATCAGGCTGTCGATATTTATAACAACCTGACAATCGTAGATGGTGCAAGCGTCATCGCAACCGGGGCACGCACCCTTAATCTTGCAATCAGCAAGGACGTGGAACCGGGTGCCCGCCTTGTCGTGAAAACAAGGACGACTGCCACGGAAAGCCTTACTCCCGGAGAAGGTATGGCTGGTAAGGCAACTGTCGGAGTTAACGGCAAAACAAAAGTTGCCGAATATGTGTATGATGGTGAAAAATTTATCCAAACGGCCGATGCCGTACAAATCGATTAGAATATGGCAGAAATAAGAACGACACTTTATTCGAGCGAACTACAAAAGCTCATTTTCCCGGACAATAGTTTTTATAAGAAGTCTATTGGTGAGACCGGGGTGGCTGATAAAACCGAACAGGTGGAAAAGCCTGTACAGACAAAGATCAGCAAAGCGAAAGAGGGTAAACCCAGTTCTTTGCCCTTGTCTGTTGAAACGTCAACGGACAGCACGAAAAAGTACAATACGACATTAATCTATTGCGCTCCCCTGCTTATCGACTCGCAGTCCGAATTGCTTGTCAACTACAACAAACGTCAAACCAAGCAGGAGCAACAGGCTGCGGAGATCAACACGAAAGTCGCCGCTTATACGATGGAACACTGGTGTCCCAAATTGGAAGCGAACATTCTGAAAACGACAGGAAGCGCACGTCCGTCAAACGTGATGGGGTTCACTTCGCAAAGAAAGGCCCTGACGAAAGAGGACCTTCTGAAGGTTCTTAACCTGATGATGCGAATGGGCGTTTCCGGAATGGGAGGCAATTGGTACGGCATGGTGACGGCTGACATGTACACCGACTTGCTCGCCATACCCGAATTTGTCGATTATTACAAGACGGGGAACGAATCCCGGCTGAAGGAAGGGGTTATCGGACGCATCCTTGGCATCGACATCTTCCAGCGTTCAACGGAAGAAGGGCACAATGGCGTATTGTACAACGGAAAAACTCCTTTAAGGGGAGATGCGGATGTGAAGGATTCCTTGCTTTCAGGGGCCTTGTTCTGGAACGACAAGATGGTCTGCCGTGCAGAAGGAAGACTCAGAACGATCATTAATGCGGAAGCTCCCGGTTATTTGGGCGGCACGATCATCGAGTCGTTCACCCGTTACGGAGCCGACATCATTCGTGACGATCAGAAGGGTGTGATTGCATTGTTGGAAGACAAGGCATGATTATCCACTGAAGGCTTCAGGCATGAAAGTGTTTGAGGCTTTCGGTATCTTTTATTAATCACTAAATAAAGAAGACGATGGCAAGAAATAATGGAGAACCGTTGGATGGCAGGAACCTGATGCTGTATATCAACACTGCGGAGACGAACGAATCTCCGGTATGGCAGGCGCAGGCATTGGCTACCAGTCATACGATCACGTATAATACGGAAACAAAAGAAAGGTTGACAAAGGACTCTCCCGGAGGTAACCCGGAGAAGAGGATCACTTCAGTCACAGTTACGATCAAGGCCGATGCGCTCCGGGCTTTTGGCGACAAGGATAAAAAGTTGCTGCTGAAAACCATGAAGGAGAAGAAGAATGTCCTGTTAAAATATGGTTTCGCGGAAGCGGACGAACAAGAAGGGGACGATTACGAGGAAGGGGAGTTCGTTATAGACTCTTTGGAAGAGACATCACAGGCCGGTGAGGATGTGACGTACAGTGCACAATTTTCATCAAGCGGGGATGTGCAGACCAAACAAGTCGCATCCTAATAAATTGTATCATGACAATGGGAAAACATTCAATTTCAATCAATAATACGGAATATCCCTGCCGGCTGACCATGGGGGCCATGCTGGAATTCAAACGAAGAACCGGGCAGGAGGTTACCGAGATGAAGGGTACGGATATCGCTCTGGTCATTACGTTGATCTTCTGTTGCCTGGTCTCTTCCTGTAGGGCAGACGGCGTGGAACTGCCGTTCAAGGACGAGATGGATATGGCCGACCACATGTCACCTGAAGATCTTTCAGGATGGCAAAGCGAAAACTTTCAGGCGCAAGCGGCCTCTTGTGAGACGGAAAAGGCACAATCTAAAAAAAAAGGATAACCATCCTGGAACTGCTTGGGCTGGCTGTAGGCCGTATAGGCATGAGCCGGACGGATTTCCTACAGCTGACCCCCGAAGAATTCAGCGAGATAGCCGGGCAGTGGAACCAAAATGAAACGGTCTTTTTCCGCAGTAGTTGGGAACAGACCCGGTTTATGGCACATTGCATATTGACTCCATTTTCAAAAAAGAAACTGAATCCGACAGATATTGTCCGGTTTGATTGGGAAAAGGAAAAACAGGAAAATAAACAGGTAAAAATAGCAACGAGAGAAGATTTCGAACGTGTAAAAAAGGAATATGGCGGATAGAGGTATTGCTTCGGATGCGGGACCAGGTTTCCGGTGTTTCCAAAACGATCGACAAGGAGTTGAAGGTTGTCAAACAATCTGCCGACCAGGTAGCCGGCAGTCTGAATGGCATCTCCGGTCGGCTGTCTGCTGTTTCCAATTCATCTGTGGGTAACGTGAAGAATATTTCCAATGTTGTCGATAACTTGAAAAGACAATACCAAAGCTTGGGGAAAGAGGCAGCTACGGCCTCTGAAGCATTGGAAAATTCCACAAAAAGAGTCACTCCGAGATTCAATTCCCTGAATGTGTCCGTTCAGCAGGTGGCAAGAGAATTACCGGCACTGGCAATCAGTGCAAATACATTCTTTCTCGCTATCTCCAACAACTTGCCGATCTTGGCGGATTCGATATCGGCTGTTCGTAAAGAAAACCAGGAATTGATCGCTTCAGGACAAAAGGCGGTTCCAGTTTGGAAACAGGTGGCTGGTTCCATATTCTCTTGGCAAACCGCATTAGTTGCAGGAGTGACGATCTTATCAATGTATGGTGAGGAAATCTTTGATTTTACCAAAAGTTTGTTTGTTTTGTCGGATGCAACGGATAGTAATAAAAAAGCATTCGAAGCTTTACGAAATACCGCTATAAGCTATAATGAAGAGTTATTTAAAGAGAGTAACAATCTTCGTTATATTTATAACGAAATCATGGCTACTACTGAAGGTACTGCTGCCAGAAAAAATGCTATAGACAGGCTCAATGATACATATGAAAAGTATATGCCGTATTTGCTATCTGAAAAATCCTCATTGGGAGAACTAAATACTGTATATACAGCTATAAATTCTAATTTAAGAACACAGATTGCACTTAAAGCACGTTCTTCTCAAATTGACGAACTTTTGAATGAAGCCTCAAAAAGTCAAGCTGAAGCTGTATACAATATGCAAAAGGCTTTGTCAAACCAAAAACTATCCACACCTATATCCGATCAGATCATCGCTTCACTTGTTCAAGATGCCCCTAAATGGCGTGAAGCTGGAGACACTCTTGGAGAAGCTTTTCAGCAAGCAATGAAAAATATACAAACGACTTTTCCACAGGTTAAATTTGATAGCGATACCAGAAGTGGTATTTATGATTACTTGAAAAGTTTTTATCAAATGGAAAGTGCAATTGACGCAGTAAATAAACGCGTGGACCTTCTTTTGGGAAAAACAAATCAAATTACGGAAATAGGAGAAGTTATCATTACGCCTGACAAAAACGGTAACAATGAAGATTTAAACACTAACCTAAAAACTATTGGAGGCATTGAAAATAAAATCAAAAACCTCAAAGAAATCCAATCGAAAGCATCAGAAGAACAACAGGTTGCTTTAGAAAAAGAAATTCGCCTTTATGAAGCACGCTTGGAACTTATGAAAAAAACGATTTTTGCTGCGGCAGAAGGTAATCTGACAAAGGGAGATAAAGAACTTTTAAAGTTGCCAAATATTCAGGCAATGGATGTCCCTGCAATAGAATTTCCTCTTAAGATAGACGAAAAGTCTTATCAGAGAGTACAGCAAAAGATTCGTGAAAGCGGATATGTGTTTGTGAAAGAAGCCCAGATCACAGCCAGACAGATGTCCGGCATACTGTCGAACAGCATACAGGGCTTTATGGAAGGATTTGGGGAAGCGGTTGCTTCAGGAAACGGATTAGAGATTCTTAGATCATTCCTTCTCTCCCTTATGGATATGTTGCAGCAATTCGGTTCGGCCTTGATCGCCGCAGGTATGGCATCCGAAGCTCTCAAAGCGATTGCTTGGAGTGGTATAGGGGGTATTATTGCCGGTTCGGCCTTGATTGCAGCGACTGCTGCTGCAAAAGCGGCATTACAAAACATAACGGCTTTTGCTGCCGGTGGTATCGTGTCCGGTCCTACACTGGCTTTGGTTGGAGAATATTCCGGAGCTTCGAATAATCCGGAAGTGATTGCGCCATTAAATAAACTCCGTTCTATGTTGGAACCAACCGGTTTATCCGCAAAAAGCCTGTACCTGGAAACCAAGGTCAAAGGGAAGGATCTATATATAGCCTTACGTGGAGTTGAACATGAAAAAAGGAGAACACGATGAGTATGGGTTTGAGATATAAAGGCGGATTTCACAGCCTGAGCCAAGTCCTGTATGAAATTGAGATATACCAGGAAGGATATTCCGGTCAAGTATCTGACATTGCTTTTTGTGAAGATCCCCTTGAAATCGAGTGGCCGGAGACGGATAAACTGGAACCGGTCCAGTCCAGCAACGCCACTCTCCAGTTATACTCGGACAATGACCGGCAATTCATCGACTTGTATACGATCAAAGCCGGCAGCATCCGTATGGATGTACTCCGGGACGGTATGCTGTATTGGTCCGGTACACTCGATCCGGAATTGTACGAGGAACCATTTGCGTACAAAACGGACTATGGGGTAGAAATAACGTTCGCGGACATGGCCATCCTGGATAGGCTGAACTGGAATAAGACTGGGTTTATGACCCTCCGGGAAATCATTGGTGAAGCGTTGGGGCTAACGGGTATCAAGTTTCAGGAAATAGAGGACCATATCAGCACTAAAGTGTCCCAATACGACACGGGAAATATATTGGATGTCGTATCTGTCAATTTGGACAATTTCTACGATGAAGACGGGGAACCTATGACCGTACGTGAAGTATTGGATGAGACATTACGTCCATTTGCACTTCGATTGATTCATAAAGGTGGAAAGATCTTCGTATATGATTTAAATGATATTTACACGACTTTCGATCCGGAAACGATAGTTTGGGATTCTGACGATTCCGTAGTGGGGGTTGATAAGGTATACAATAATGTTACCGTCACGTTTTCTCCATATGAGAATATGGATTTGATGAAAGGGGAAGTCGATCCCGACAGTGTCCCCGGAGACGGGATGGAGATCAAAGTGGACAGGACTAAAAATAGTTCAGGATTAATGACATCTCCTCCGGGATTCCGAATAGCTTATTCCGATAAGGGGAAAGGTGTAGAAATATCGGACAGGGCCGCTTATTACCGCATAGACCCGATCCATTCCGGGGAAGCCTCGGCCGGGGTAGCCTGGACCATAACAGTGACGAATACATATGGTGGTGATATCCGGCATTTGGAAAAGCCATCCTCTACAATCGGGGGAATGGTGCTAAAGGTATCCGAACGTCCTTATCTTGGTTACATCGGCCTAGACAGACGCAATTTCAGGCTGAAACTTACCATTGATATGCTGTTTGACCCTCGATATAATCCATTCGAGGAAGCTTCCAAAGAAAATGAAGAAGGGAATTGGGAAGAGCAACAGAATTGGGCAAACTTTGCTTACGTTCCGTTTATCCTGACACTTAGGGATAAGGCGGGAAAGGCCATATATCACTGGGAAAACAAGTTGGTAAAAGATGGTAACAGTTATGAACATAACGCAAGTAATTGCCGATGGGTTACAGGAGAAGGAAGTTGGGGTGATGCCTGGTTTTGCTGGTATGAAGGGAATCGTAAGAATGAAAGCGGTTTAGGCGGATGGCAAACGAATAAACAGATCATCGGCTATTACCGGGGCGGATTACCTATTTTGTTTGACAAGGCCGGTCGAGGAGAATTTATCGATCTGCCTGATAAGTCCGGATATCTGGAATTACAAGTAGGATATGGGGTACCGGCCTATGATTATGAAAAGGAAATAAAAGGTCAGTTGTATGAGCAGTGTCGTTGGATTTTATACAAGAATCCGGCCATAAGCCTTGTCGATAAAAATTACAAAAACATCAATGCAAAGGACTTTGAACACAAAGCATGGATCAACCGTGACGCAAAGGAAGATCTGAAGATCGATACAATCCTGGGGACGATGGAAAGTCCGTCTCCTGTGGCAAAAGGGCAATTGTATAAGACTTCCGATTATTCCGTCATATCGGAATTTTACCGCGCCGGCGTAACGGATCTGCTTGAAAGGTTGTTGATCGGTACTGTGTATAGCAATTATGCATCCCGGCACAATACATTGTCGGGGACAGTGATCCTGCTTCCTGAATTTAACATCTATACGGATGTTAATGAGCCAGGCAAATATATTATCATAAGTGAGACGCAACGTCTGTACAACGACGAAAGCGAAATTTTAATGACAAGGTTTGATGCAGACAATTATGAAGGGTTAGAATTTGATGGAACAATATAATGTCATATTAAACAAATTTCCGGCCAATCCTCGGAGCAAAAGAAGATTGGCGAGCCAAGGATTTTTCGGAAGTGAAAGTTCTTCGGGAGGTTCGAATATCGGCGGATCTTCGTTTTCCGGTTATTGGGACCTCATTACTACCAATTCGGCCGGAGAAGCTCTTGAAGAAGGCAAGGAATATATCCGAACAAAGTATTCGGCCGTTTCTGAAAAGGATGTTGTAGCCTATGGCACGCAGGATGAATTTCCCGATATGGCATTTCCTGTCGCGACTTATACTACTCCTGGAGCAGTACAAATCAAACAGGGAGGCGGTTTGATCATCGGAGAAGATGGTATTATATCTGTTGATCCTAATTTCGCCGGCGGTGGCTTGGACGAAAAGCAACTCAAAGAATATCTGGACAGGTATCATTATCTGACTCCATCCAGCTTGTTGTATGGCTACCTATCAAACAGCATAAGCCCGATTATCACGGCATCAGATAGCGTTAATTCGGCGTTTAAAAAGCTCGAAACGCAAATTATTAACTTGAATAAGGATTACGTTACGCTGACTACGGATCAAACGATAATAGGACAAAAAACATTTGAAAAGACTGTGTTATCCAAAGCGGATGTTGTGGCATACGCTGTAAGCGATATTGGCGATCTTATAGCTATAGCAACTCCTGATATGTACGGTTTGGTCAAATATGACAGCTCAGTATTTTCAATCAATTCCATCGGGCAGCTTACATTAGCAGACGGAGCCGGCGGAGGATTGACAAACGTCATACCATCCGGTACCGGAAATGCCGTAACGGAGTTGTCCTATGATAAGGCAACCAAGATTCTTACCTGGAAAAAAGGAAGCACTTTCGCGCTTCGCACAGAGATACCTACCCGATTGGGGCAATTATCAAATGATGTGGGGTATATTACGGGTATCAACAAGAATATGATACTTAATGCTCTTTCCGGAGCAGGTAGTAATAATAAATATCTGGCCGGAGATGGTACGTTTTATACCATTTCTTACAGCGAAATAAGCGGAACGCCGAACTTGTCTGTATACGTCAAAAAAGCCGGGGATACGATGTCCGGCGATCTGACAATACGGAAAACGGAACCTGCGTTGATTTTATCAGGGTCTCGACAGTGGTCAATATACGAGGCATCAGGAGATTTAGGGTTCCGAAATGGCAATACTTTGGCTGCATATTTTTCCGGCAGTAATAACGGTACATTATTGATATATAATGATCTCATAGCTCACGGGGATGTTGTCGCCTATTCATCTTCCGGCATAACAGATTTAGCCGTCGTTGCATCGTCGTCAACTTATGGGCTGGTAAAGTATGATGGCAATACAATAAGAGTTAATTCATCTGGGCAGTTGTATGTCGCTTCTGGAGGTGGGGGCGGCGGTTCTGTCGCCTGGAACGATATTACCGGCAAGCCATCATGGATAGGATCGTCCAAGCCATCTTATAGTTGGAGCGAAATTAGCAGTAAACCGTCGTGGATTGGGAGTAGTAAGCCGTCTTACTCATGGAGCGAAATAAGTAGTAAGCCGTCTGGACTTGTAACATCTGTTAGCATATCCGGAAGCGGGAACGCAATAATAAACGCATCTTTTTCGGGTGGAACATTGAGTTTAACAAAGGGTAGTATTTCTGGGGGGAGTAGTTGGAACGGTGGAACTATTACAGGAAATCTAACTATTAGCAAATCAAGTCCGGGTATAGCTTTATCGGGTTCTGGCCCATATATGTGGTTTGGCTCATATTGGAAACTTACAGTCCCTTCCAATGATTATTGTTTTTACTACAATAATGACTTAAGGGCTTATCTATCGTATAGCAGTTCTGGAAATATGTGGGTCAAAGGGTCATTGGTACAAGGATCTGATATTAGGAGGAAAAATTTAATGGGTGATCTCGAAGATGTGCTATCTAAAATGATGGCTTTATCTGTATTTAGGTACTCCTATAAAAATGATCCTGATGCCACGGTACGGATTGGCCTATCTGCTCAACAGGTTATCCAATATTTCCCCGAATTTGTATTTACGGAGCCGGATGGATATTATTCGATGGATTATGCGAGCATGTCGGCTTTGGCAATAAAAGGCATACAGGAGATCTCTAAAAGGTCTATGATGATTGAAAATCTTGTGAAAGTCCGTAAGGACTGGGAGTTGACGAAGGATCAGCAGATTAAACATCTTCAGGAGACGGTTATTAGATTGCAAAATGAAATAGATGAACTGAAAGGAGGAACTGCGGCATGATACTACCAAAGAAAGATCTGACACTTTTTCAAACTGCATTGAAGGTTGGAGCGGTATATACGAGTAGCGGGAAAGGGTACGTTATCCGTGATCTTTTCCGGCTTGTGGCCGCGGCCAAATCCGGAGGGGAAAAAGGTTATGCTTTTCGGGTTGCAGAAAACGGCTATACAGATGGTACACGCGGCTTTATGATTGACGGGGCATTGCCTTATTGGAATATCTGGAGTCCTGATAGTCCTGGGCGCTTCTTCATTGATATTGATCAGCGCATCAAGCTTAGAATGAAATTTGATGCAGGTAATTCGGCCAATCCTTATTATCGTGCATCACTCGGATATTTTGCCGGTTACGATACCAATGCGGAAGCTCCTTTTGTTAATTGTACAAATGCAGCCAATGGAGTAATTGACTACTATCCGTCTTTTTCCCTGAGATTGGTATTTCTTGTTACTTGTTCGGGGATAAATTGGAAATCAGTGCAGGGATATATTGATCATTTCTATATCAAGGTAATTGGGACATTCGCATTAGGCGGATCGGAAAATGAAATAGCATTGATTGAAAGTCCGTCATACGTGAATACGGATGGTACAACAAGGTCCTATAACCAGCAATTTGAATTAAAAAATCTCGGCAGCACGTATCAATATCTCCGTTTTGAGATGTATGTCGGATATACTGATACCGGAGGAGAAAAAATGCTTTTTAAAGTCCCCTATATAGAATCACAGACAGTGAGGTTGAATCAACGAAAAGAAGGGCTTAGTCCTGGTAATTTCCTATGGTTCTACATATACAATCCCAATTCTTCATCCGGGGGGTATGAAAATGTAGCGATACCGGATTATGAAACGAAAATTCCGGTATCAAACAAAGAAATAGAGTTTCAGCCCAATTCGGGGACTCCGTATGATGGTCGATATGTTTTGAAATTCAGTGCAAAGATAGTTGGTGACTATTATACGGAAATACCGGGATATGGTACCGTTGATATACATGGTTACTATGATGTCCTTGCAAAGGGCTTTATATACAAAAATTCAGGTGGAGAGGTTAATGTAGACTATGAGTCTCTTGGACAAATTTACCTGGATACAAACTCAGAATATAATAATTTTCAGTTGCAGATTCCAACAGAATGGGCAAGCAATAAATTAGATTCTGGAACATTACATTTTTTCATTAGAATGAAATCACAACCATAAAAATAATTAGAAATGAAACAGATTAGCAACAAAAGAACAATTGCGGACGTGATCTATGACGGTGAACAGATCACTTTGAAAGGACAAGTAGAAATAGACTCTAACACAGGTCAGGTTAAGTCAGTAAATGGCGATGTCAGATTGAAAGACGGTGTAACGTACATCGGTAATTTTTCAATGCTCGGCATCAATATCAACGACATTTCATATGTCAAGTACCGGACCGATACATCGGAACTGGTCGATGAAATGGTACAAGCCATCAACAATAAAACAATTGAGGAGGCTTGACCATGAAAACTATCGAAGCAGTTGAACTATTTACGGTGCTGAAAGACTTGAAACTTTCAGGCATGGATACTTCTGATCGCTTAAAAGTGATCAGAAATCTCCGTGCTCTGCGGGAAGTGGCCGATAAGTACAGTGCGGATATGGACCTTGCAAAAGAACGTCTCAAACCGGACGATTATGACAGTCTGGTAATGAAGATGCTCGAAAGCAATGAGGCTGTAGCAGCCGGTGGTAGCCGTACAGTATCGGATTTGGAGGTTGCGTCATTTAACAAGCAAAATGAACAGTTTAACCGGGATTTGAAAGCAGTTCAAATAGGCACCTACAATAAGGATGAAGGATGCTTTGAAGGCGGTATGAATAGTGAACCGGTAGATGTAAAAATCGAATCTCTCACGGAGCTTGCATTTGACAAGCTCGTTGATGCCAATAAGGATGTGCCGGCAGGCGCATTAGCAGTATTGTTTGATAAAATGGTAAAGTGATGGAATTACAGGATTTGACATTTAATAAAGAAGGTGACCTGTACGTTTGCGAGTTCGAGGCAACAGGACCGTTTAATATCAAAATAACCCGTACAAATGTATCGGGGGCTTATGGAGCATTGAGCGTACAGCAGTCGTTGACGGGCGAGGATTATGTCCCCATTCCTCTGCCTCCGGCATGGCCTCTTATGGCCAATCTGGATTTTGAGATACCGAACGTCCCTGCCGGTATGCACATCCGAATTGAGAGCGGGGCAGAAGTGACATTGGCTAAAATAGCATATCAGTCATGATCGGACTTAACAAAATAGGGCTTAACCAGGTGCAGCTAAATAGGCTGCGCCTGAATGCTCCATTCCCTGCATACGGGAAAATGGCCGGTGGTGGCGGTTCCGGCGACGGTTTCCCGGTGCTTCCGGGCGATGTCACCCGTTGGCATTTCGGCGGCCTGACGAACGAGATGATGGCAGCTATGGACGATCCGAGGATCGAGGATGCGGATGGCAAAGGTAGGTTCCTATCCTTCAAGAATTTCGCTTGGGGTGGGATGAGTGGAGTTGGTGGTTATGGCGATGAAAATCACCTAACATTCTATAAATTCACATTTGATGATTATGTCTTTATAGCTATAAAAGCTGGTGTTAAGCACATGAATTTTACGTTTAGGGTAACGGGGTTACAGCCTGGAAATAAATTAACATTAGCTTTTTTTGGAACAACGAATACTGTCTACGGTACATGGGACAAAGATGGCATATATACTGTTAATTCAGCAGTAGTTGAAGTTGGTAAACCTGTATATTTTTATAACGGATATGGATCAACCAGAGGAGAGTTTACGATTGAAATCCTTCCCCTCTATCCCGGTGCACTCGTCTTTGACGGAGTAGACGATTACGGTACCTGTAATAACTTTCCTATTCTGACTAAGGAAAAGGGATATACGGTTGTGGCTTTGAGACAGTGGATTTCAATGGGTGAAGGATTATATGGATTAGTATCTAATACAAAGAATTGGTTCAATGATGGTGCTTTCATTTTAGAATACGGCAGTAATAATGCAACTAATAAGTTTGTTAATAGACCTGTATCTTTCGGAAAGGTTAATATAGAGATGGATTTGCCAAATAATTTTACCTATCAAACATCTAAAAGTTATAAAGGAATACCTATAACAACAGGTTCTTTTAAAGGGACAAACTCGCTTTTTGTTGGAAGATTAAATAACATCATCGGAAATTGTTCTAATGCCGCTATATGGGAACTTGTATTTCTCGACCACGATGCCACAGAAGAAGAACTGGCCAAGATCAAAGACTACTTCGTCAAAACCTATCCCTGGCTTTTCCCCGCCCAAGCATGGACAGTCACCGGCAAAACCAACGAGGACGAAGATCGTGCTACTATTGCCAACATTACGGGCAATGGTAATAATCTTGTGCTGTCGAATTCTGGGTTTGCAGAAGGGAGTGGGTACAATGAAGAAGGTGAATATGCTGGCTATCTGGTTACTGATGGGGTGGATGACAAGATAACTTCTTCAGATTTTAAAATGGGTAAGGATTTTACAATTGTTGGGGATTGGAAGTTTATAATTGATGAAAATAAAGATTGCGGTTTAGTAAAAGTACCTAAATTATATATTTATAACTCAAAAACCGGACTTGATATTTATATTAATTCTAATTCAATAAAAAACATTTTAAGCGGAATTAAAGGTCTTAATGCGGTATGCTCTGATGGTAGGGTATATGATTGTAATTGGAATGAAATATCGGTCAAGTATGGTAATATGGTTGATATTAATAGTTCTTTTCTAATAGCGAATAGTGGAAATATATTTACCAAAATGGCTTTTAAAAACTTGGGCATCTACAACAACCAGCTCCTCTCCAAAGACGACTGTATCAAAGCCTACAACTACCTCCAAACCCTAAAAGCAAAGTAACATTAAAAATTAATTGGATATGAAATACGCAATTGTAAACATCGTGTGGGCAAAGTCCCACGGAATAGAAGTCCTACCGGAAATGAGGACAAGCACGGATCAAAGCAAGGTGATCCTTCATGAAGAATTTCTATCACCTTTCGGCGACGAGGAATTTCCAAAATATGAATCTACGGACCCGGAGTTTATGGAGCTGCTGGCAAGCGAAGAATGGGCTTTGCCGGAAGGTGTAGAGATTAACAGGGAATTTAGCCGGTTACTGGCCCTTGACCAAATGGACAAGGAGGCTACCGAAAAGATCAATACATACGGCTTAACGGCATCTGAAGCATTACGAGTTAAGAACCGGCATCCGATATGGAAGGTTGGAATTGATGTTAACAAGGGAGATCGATATCAGGAAGGTGACAAACTATTTGAATGCGACCTGGCTCACCGAACACAAGAAGACTGGCGTCCGGGACAAGGGGCACATTCGCTGTGGCACGAAGTGACGGAAGAACATACTGGTACTATTGACGATCCGATACCCTATAACGAAGGTCACGACCCCTTATTTGCTGGTATGATCCTCGAAAGCGGTAAGTATTACAAGCAGGATAATGTAACCTATAAGTGTACACGGGATAGCGGAATAGCCTTGGTGCAGGACTTATCCGCATTGGTTGGTCACTACGTAGAAGTCGCCCGGTAGATAAGTTTATTCCGCCTTTTGTGCCGGGCGGCATCTAAATTCGACACGTACTTTAATGACAAGTTATTATGATTTGGTTAATAGTTATTTCTATGTTGATTATTGCAGCCTATACGACCGCTGTATGCATTAAGCAGAAAGGTATACCTTATTCAATCAGTGCGACTTTCTATGCAATTGAACATAAAGGATGGTTTCGTTTTACAATGTGGGCTTGTCCTATGGTGTTAATGCCAGCGATCTTGGAGGTCAGTAAGCCGGGGACGGAGTTTCTCGCTTACCTGGCGTTGGCCGGGATGATCGTTGTCGGGTGTTTTCCTGATTACAAAGCGGATAAATTCCAATACCGGGGACATATAGCTGGTGCAATGATGGCAATATTATTCTCTCAGACTTGGGTGGCTTTAAACTTCTGGCCTATGCTGCTCGCTTGGCTTCCACATGTTAGCTATACCGCACTAAACATGGCTAAGCAAGAAGAAGGAACATTCAAGGATAAATATATAAAGACGAAGCCTATGTTCTGGATTGAAATATTCTCTTTTGGGGTGATATACCTAATATGTCTCATGCTTAGAATTTAAAATAAATCCGCCTCCAGACTATCACAGACAGGAGGCGGCGTGTCGAACAGATTACCTATTTGGCAACCATTAATGGTACAAAGGTAATAATTCAAATCAAAAATGTATGGGTACATCTGTTAAAGTAGTGACGTTATCGGCATTCTATATGGAATTTTATGCTTTGATGTGGGATATGAGATGGTTGATGTTGTTGTCGCTTGTGTTGGTCGTAGCAGATCTGTGGTACGGGATTAGCAAGGCAAGAAGACGCAAAGAAGAAGTCCGTATTAGCCGGGCAATCCGTCGAACACTGATCAAGATCGGTGATTATATATGTGTGATAATACTCGCTGCGGTCTTGGGCAAAGCGATTGGGCAACCACTCGGTATAGATTATAGCATAATGGCTGTATGCTGCATGTGTCTTGCTTGTTACTGCGAACTGGAAAGTGTCATCAGCAATTATTGCGAATGTAAAGGCATCCATTATCATATCAGTTTATGGAGTTTGGCAAAAGGACTTGTTGGTATTAAGAGCAAAGAATTGCAGGAAGTAATAGAAAACAGTATCATAGAAGAAAATAAAGAAAATGAAAAAGATTGACACAATTATCATCCATTGCTCGGCCACCCATGCCGGACAGGATATCAAAGCTAAGGATATTGATCGTATGCACCGTGCACGCGGTTTCAGCCAGATTGGCTATAACTATGTAATCAATTTGGACGGAACTGTAGAAACCGGTCGGCCACTCACGATCGCAGGGGCACATTGTATCGGTTACAATGATCATAGCATCGGGATCTGCTATATCGGTGGCATTGATGCTAACGGTAAACCTTCCGACACCCGGACCCCGGCACAGAAAGCGGCAATGGACGATCTGATAAACGATATTTGTCAGGTGTACGACATCGTCGAACTGCTCGGACATCGCGATACGTCACCTGATCTAAATAATGATGGCGTAGTTGAGCCGTTTGAGTTTATCAAATCATGTCCCTGTTTCGATGTCAGGGATGAGTACAAATCCTTTCTCAAACCTATAATTGTTAAACCGTAATCTCTGTGATTTATGGATAAAGAATCAAAAAACGAATTGATAGGCGGGTTGATTGGGTTAGTGGTAATAGTCCTGTTCTGCTTGCTTACATCTTGCCGTACGCAAGTCCGTTATGTCCCGGCTGAAACGGTCAGAATTGATAGCGTGTTCTTTAACTCGACCCGGATCGATAGCGTGCTTATACATGATTCGGTCTCTGTAATCCAAAGAGGCGATACCGTTGCCGAATATCGGTACAGGTACATATACAAGTACAAGGACAGGGTAGACACGCTATATATAAACCGAACAGATACTATCCGAGTGCCATACCCGGTCGAAATTGAAAAGAAATTGACAGTTTGGCAACGAACGAAAATTGAGGTCGGGGGCTGGGCTATAGCTGTTATCATTGTTACAATACTGATCATAGTTGGTCGGATGGTCTACAAACTAAAGAAATAGCTTTTTGTTCATAGTCGCTCTTTTTGGGGCTTTAGAGATAAAAGAAAAGCCCCCAACGTTTTCTAAGTTATTCCCCAATAAATTAAAAAAGACATAAATAAACGTCCGCACGTTGGAGGCTTGATATCTTCAACGCGAACGTTTATTTTTGTTTTAAATTCTATTTATTGGGGTACGACAAAGATAAACATAAAAATTAAAACAATATGTGCAAATCGGAAATCTTTGCCACTATAATGAAAGTCGTCTCCGTGGAGACGGAAGTATCAGAATCTCTGATACTGTCAGATTGTAAATCAACAGACACAGTGGATGCTCGATATCTATTGGTGTATTTTCTCTCACAGAGCGGATTATATCCACCTTCTATCGCCTCCTATATACACAAAACTAATCGATCGGTAAACTATATTTTGGCTAATTTCGAAAACCGTTTAAAACAAGGAAAAATAATGAGAGTATATATGGAAAAGATAAAGAAGTCTTTAGGAAATAACTGATTCCCTACCTGTTTTTATGATTATAGTTTTGTGATGCGGTTAATGTTGACCGTAATTCAATGTAAATAAAATGGAAGCAGAAAAAATTATTTGTTGCGACAGAGGCGACAACGACAATGCGCTTGCAGCTGCTATTTTAGCAGGTAACAACCGTCGGGACAATGACGGGCTGTATGCTCTGTTAGCTAATCAGCGCAACAACAACGATCCGATGGCGATGGCTGCTATGATGAATGGCGGCATGGGCGGACAGTGGAACAACCCTTTCATCTACCTTGTATGGATGATGTATGCACAACGTATGTGGGGTAACGGTTGTGGGGAAAACGGAGGATGCAATAATCCGCAAATTGCAGCCTTACAGAACCAAATGCAGGATAATCACAACAGTGACCTGATCTTACAGGGTATCGGAAATAACACCGGTGCTGTTCGCGAGCTTGCTGCTAACCTTAATTGTGACTTCAACACATTGAACTCTGCAATTTGTGATGTTCGTGCAGGTATTGATCGTCTGGCTGGGCAGGTTGGATTCTCGGCAGAAAGAGTAATCAATGCTGTGAACATGGGTAACTGCAACGTTATCCAGGCTCTGAAAGATTGCTGCTGCACTACACAGAAAGCAATACTGGAAATGGGCTACCAAAACCAGTTGGCAATGTGTCAGCAAACAGGAGAATTGAGAAATGGCCAGCGTGATATCGGCGTTGCCATCTCGCAAGGATTCGCTGCTACGGCTTTCCAAGCACAGCAGGATAAGTGTGATATCATCCGATCCGGTCAAGACAATACGCAGCGCATCATTGACACGCTGAACAACCATTGGAACCAGGATTTGCAACAGCGTTATAACGATGCCCGACTTGAACTCAGTCAGCTTCGTCAAAACGCAACACTTATTGCCGCATTAGGCAAAACCACAACGACTGCCTAACAAAATGTTTAACCGATTAAGCCGGAGGATTTTCTTCTGGCTTAATCTTAAAAAGTGACCTCTCGATGTATAGGCAATTGAACGGTATTTGACGTATTGAATTTACCCCTTAAATGTTAAATATTCAGTATTACTTAAATTTTAAACCCCAAATATTTGGTATTACTTAAACTTTTCGTATCTTTGTAGTGTAATCAAAAACAAGTAATAACAATTAAAAATAAATAGTCATGAAACTGTATCACGCATCGCCTATAGAGAATAAAGAAAATATATTAGAATATGGCATTTATTCAAATGAAAGTGATAAAATATCGAATGACGAAAGATTATCTGGATCTTACGTTTTCGGGTTCAACAACATGGCTGATGCCATTAATTTTATCACCGACAATACCTCTGATTATGTTATATTTTCATTCGAAGTGCCAGATTACGATGTTATCCAGGATACAGAATATGAAGATGGATGCGCATTTGCCGTAGATTATGACATTACTCCTGACAAATTGGTTATTGAAAAAGAAGTATTTTAAAACATAAAGATCATGAGAACAAAAAAGGAAGTTATAGAATTTGCAAAGAGTGAATTGTCAAGCAATAATTCTTTGGTATTAGCAACATTGGGCAACGGTGGCTCCGGGCTTGATCTTATGCAGAATCAAGGCGAAGGTTCCATCGACAACTTTGTCTCTGAATTAGAAGGATTTTTATTTGATGGGCTTGTCGACGCTTGCGATGACATAAAAGAGTCCGAATATTACAATGAAAATTGCGAAGTATACCAATTTTCAGATAATAATGGCTACAAACTCCAAATTGTTGTTTTTTAATTATGATAAGAGATATTGTAAAAGAAGCTATGAAGCTCCGCAAAGTAAAAAGCAAAGACCTAGCAGAGCATATAGGTCTTGCTGAAAGTTCAATGTCCCAGTTTCTGAATGGTAAAATGAATTTGGGTCAAAAAAGAATAGAAATGATATTTGAATATCTTAGGATAGAATTAGTAATAGAAGAATAGTAATAAACATTTAGGCGGTAAATTCAATACTTTACCGCCTTTTTTATGTCTGGGCGATTCTAAATTCGGACATTTTATTTCAATTTAAAAAGATAGGTTATGTTATTCAAAGATTTAAAACCCGGCTATCCGGTATACATACTTCAAAAAGAAAATGAACCAAAAGCATTTCAAGGAAAAGCAATCAAAGTTTCGGATCCTTATTTTCCGCCTGCTCCTATCGGCCAAATGCCGTCTATGAGTACAAGCCAGCGAGTTGTTGATGTCACGTTGGAGGTAAATGGTGTAACCAATACTTATTCAATACCTGAAACACTTTCGGTTACATACGCAAACAACCTGGTTCTTTCAACTGATCGTGACGGTATGCTTCGTGATGTAGAGTCAATGAAAAACCAGAGTTTGGAGATTGTTAATTCCGTTGAGAAGCATAAGGCGATTGTTGATAGTTGCGATAAAATATTGGAGGAATGGAATCCTGCTTTTGCAGAGAAAAAAGAACAGGATAAACGTATTTCCGGTCTGGAAGAAAAAGTAGAAGGTATCGGAAAAATGCTGTCCGATTTTATCAACGAATTTAAAAAGTAAAGCCATGAAAATATACTGTGCATTTGTCAAAGTCAAAGAAAAGGACGAATCTTACCATTTTAACGAGGAATCAGCTAAGAAAACGGTATCTGGTATTCGTTATACAGACAGGTCAGGAATGGAGCATATAGGTGCTCACTGGACACCGGAACAGATTGAGATCGCGACAGCCTCAATGAAGTTTCCTGAAGGAACAACTAAGTGGGACAAGTATGTTGCATTCAATTCCTTCTATGCCGATTTGAACAAAGTTTTCGATGAAGCAGCTATTCTCAAAGCTGCTCATTCTTTTTATTTCGCGGACGAAGATGCCCCAGTTGGTAAAATCAAAAAATATATTGACGCAATGAAGAATAAATAG